TTTTAATTGTTCAACCTATATTTCTTTTTTCAGGAAACCTATACCTTTCTTTGGCAAAAGGTATATGTTTCTTTGGCAAAAGGTATATGTTTTCTACCTCTATATGTCGGGTAATAATGCGTTGGGGGTTTACTCGTCAGAAGAGCGTCAGTTGTGCCGATGTTTATAGCGTTCCAAAGCCTCGCTGATTTGTTTGCCCGATACGACGCAGCCGTGCTCGATAGTACCGCCGCTAATGGTAGCCTTTAACGTGTCGAATTGGTCAGGAGTGACGACCATTTCAGCGTCACGGATGCGAATCTGCCGACGATTGATGTACGATGCCACCTTGCGCTTCCACTTCGACATTCGCTTGGAGTGCAACGCTTTCTTCATCTTGCGTGGCAATTTGCCGACCTTTTGCTCAATGGTCACGTCCATTTTGCCACGCATCATGTCATTCCACATGTCGCGCAGTGCTTGGCTTGGCTCTTGCACGATGGCATTGCCCGTGATTTCAAACGACCGCTTGATGTCAGCGGCTTCGGCAATCGCTTCGGCCTTGGTGTAGTTCTCAGTCACGATGTGAATGGGCTTGGCAGTCGTGCCGACCACCTGACCGCCTACCATGATTTTGATTTTGCCCTGGGGCATCAGCATCTTCATTGTTTCTTCGTCACCCATATGCTTTTCGTGTCTTCGGTTTGTTCTGACTACCCGTAAACGATTCGGCACGCTCACGGACTTGTTTAATCACTCTCGCATAGTCATTCGTCAAATGCGGATAACTCTTTTCGGCCATGCTCTTTGCCGTGTTCAGCAACTCCATGACCTTCGACATTGTTACGTCGTCGATGATGACGTAGGGGTTGTAATCTACTGTCATAGTTCCTTTTTGTTAAGTTGTTCAACGATGCGACGCTCACGGGAAAACAATTCCACATCCCGCTCAAACGACGCTTTGTAACGCTGCATCTCTTCTGCGATGCGGTCTGAGAAGATAACACCGCCGCCGAATATCTTCATATCGACACGCTTTAGTTCGTCGAGGTTGCCGATGAGCACACACTCGTCTTTCGGCATCTTCAATTCGACACCACGGGAGAGAAACTTGCCTATCTGCGCAGAATTGATTGCGTTGGCTGGGTAGTTCTTCTTCTCCGTCGGATGCTCCGTCACTCCTGCGACTGCGTTCAGCTTATTCTTCAGCGACGGGCAGAGCCACACGCGAGGGTCATCTATGAAGTTCGTGATGAACGATGTCTTAACGATGGCTCCGTTTGCGTATCTGATGTTTGCATCCGTCAGTATGGTGCAAGTCGCCCATGAGGTAAAGCACGTCAGATGTGGCGCAAACATGAAGTACTTAATGCCTGCCGCTTCGTACCATCGTGTTATCTGCGTAATGATGGAGAATGGCGGATTGTCGATTACCACGCTGTTCTCTGGGTAGGCTTCCGCTTTGTAGTCGCCACCAGGATAGAACGGGCGAATAATCTGCTTGTCTGTCAAGTCCATCAATGTCCCTGCGAACTCCTTAACGACTTCGTACACTTCCGGCGGTGTGTAGCAATCGTCGGTCGTTTTCTTCTTGTCGTGCTTGTCGAGGAAAGCCTCGTAGTCCTCAATAACTTCTTGTCGGCTCTTCCTGTTCACGTTGGTCTCTATGACTTCATCGCCAAACAAGTCTAATTGTTTCTCCATAATTCGTTCAATTCGTTCAATTCGTGTTCAAAAAAGAGAGCCGACGCGATGCGCCAGCCCTCAATGTTCAATGTTCAATGTTCAATGGTGAATCATCCCTCCAGCTCTCCGCCAGTCGCACCGCCGCCCGCGCCCGTCTGCGAGTTGTCGTCGTCGGGAGTCTCCACGCCTTCCTTCTCGTCCTTCTCCGTAGCCCATGAGAGCGTTGCGCCCTTGATGGCTGCCATGATGTCGTCCGAGCCCTTGTAGTTCACGCGCGGGGTCATGTCGGCGAGGGCAAGGTCTTTCGGGTCTTCCTCCCACTTGCCGCTCACGGCAGGGTAGAGCGTTCCGAGGGGTCCCAGGTCAACGATGAAGCCCTGTTTCAACTTGGCGCACACGCCTTCGAGCAGCAGCTCAGCCGCCAGCGATGCCTCCTTGGGGTGCAGCGTGGTGTTCTTTGCGCTCTCGCGGGCTATCTCGTCGAAGCCAGCCTTGCCGCTGGTGATCACCTTGCCGATGTATCCGGCCTTCGTCTGTCCCTCGACCTTGCGTTTGAACAGCTGCTTTTTAATCTTCAGTTTCAGTGCCATTGCATGAAATTTTATAGATGAAACATTTTGTTGTGATTCCGTCATTAGGTAACAACCGCGCAACTATTAGGTAACAGTTGCCGAGTTGTTAGGTAACGGTTCATATATCGGTTGAAATCGTGTTGGGGGTTTACCGCGTTGCGATGGCTGATGGATGAGCTATCCGATATGCTCGTTCACCTGTTGCTCTACTGGCTCATCGGTGCCATAGACAGCGCGATACTTTTGGAAGTCGCACGTCTTGATTTTGGTTATGATACGCTCACCGCGACGATTGCGAAGTCCGATGTCGATACGGAGCACCAAGCCCTCGGCCATGAAGTCGGGGTTCTGAGCCACCTGTGACTTGAAGCCTTTGCGCACGAAGTCAATGGCTTCGTCCAGCGTGAAGTAACCCATGAGCGGACACGTCTTTGCGCCCAATTTCTCGGCTATCTCGTCGCGGGCATCGGTCAGCAGATACAAGTCGTCAACCTTTACGTCAAACACAATGAATCCGTTGCCGTCGGGGATGTAGTTGCCGCCAGCCTTCTGAATCTTTGCACCGTAGCCCTCGCCGTAGATGGTGTAGAGGTCGGGGATGTCATGCTCCGACTGCCACTTGTGGTCTGACCATTCCTCGTAAGGGATAAAGGCTTTCAGTCCGAGTGCGCTTAGAACCTTCTCGGCTGGGTAGGTCGATGTAAGGTGTTGCATCAGTTTCGGTGGCACGTTGGCATTGTCGGTTTTGCCCTTGTAGTCAACGGCAAAGGCTACGCCAAGCGTCTGAATGGTTCCTTCATCGGAAGGCTCCGAGCGTACAATCTCGCTTGTCACCTCCAGTCGGATGTTCGTTCCGTCCACCTTCTCCTCACCACGCCACTTTTTGTCGCGCAGAAATTCAAATGCTGGGTCGGTCAACTCGCCATAAGGCATGATGACGTTCTTCACGTCTCTCTTGAACACGGTCTGAATCTTTTGGTACGTGTTCTCGCTTCTCTTCTGTTTACCCATAGTTTTCGTAATGTTTTGGGATTGTTAATAAAAAGAAGAGCGAAGCAGTGCCTCACTCTTCACGTTGATAATCTCGAATAGTGGAGGATGCGGTAGTCGAAACCGCGACCCCCTGCTTGCAAGGCAGGTGCTCTAACCAACTGAGCTAATCCCCCCCTGAGTGTTGCGGCAGCAGGATTCGAACCTGCGACCTCTTGGTTATGAGCCAAGCGAGCTGGCCACTGCTCCATGCCGCGATATTCGTTGGCCGTATAGGAGTCGAACCTATGCTTCATGATCCAGAGTCATGCGTGCTACCATTACACCAACAGCCAATAGGTAGGGGTTAGAGGACTCGAACCTCTTCCGTGAAATCCAAAGTTTCATGTGCTAACCATTACACCAAACTCCTATCCATCCCTACGGTTCAGCCTTCAAGTTCTCCAGATGGAGCACCGCCCTGGTTGCCGGTGTTGGTCGTGTCGTCGTCGGGAGTCTCCACGCCTTCCTTCTCGTCCTTCTCCGTAGCCCATGAGAGCGTTGCGCCCTTGATGGCTGCCATGATGTCGTCCGAGCCCTTGTAGTTCACGCGCGGGGTCATGTCGGCGAGGGCAAGGTCTTTCGGGTCTTCCTCCCACTTGCCGCTCACGGCAGGGTAGAGCGTTCCGAGGGGTCCCAGGTCAACGATGAAGCCCTGTTTCAACTTGGCGCACACGCCTTCGAGCAGCAGCTCAGCCGCCAGCGATGCCTCCTTGGGGTGCAGCGTGGTGTTCTTTGCGCTCTCGCGGGCTATCTCGTCGAAGCCAGCCTTGCCGCTGGTGATCACCTTGCCGATGTATCCGGCCTTCGTCTGTCCCTCGACCTTGCGTTTGAACAGCTGCTTTTTAATCTTCAGTTTCAAATCTGCCATACTTTTAATCAATTTATTATGTTGTACGTTTACCATCGTCACGTGACGACTTCGAGATTGTCACGTGACAGTTTTAAATTGTCACGTGACGGTCTATTTATCGCACGAAATACTGCCGGGGGTTTACCAGCCGCTGCGATGGCTGATGGATGAGGGATGGGGTCAGAAGTTAGATTTTAGCCACTTTTGGAAGTACCAAAGCTGACCGCAACCGCCTCCGATGTCGTCCTGACCTGCGGGATTGAACACACGAAGATGAAAACCCTCGTCTTCCATGCACTTGCGGAAGCCCTCGATGATGTCGAGTTGGCGGTTGATGCTGTTCGCCACCGACTCGTCTTTCTCGCAGATGACCGACAGCGTACACTCCCACACGTCGGGATTGAACAGCGATGCAAGCCTTCGGGCATCATCCGCTCCGTTGTTGTCCGTGTTTACGCAGTAGTTGAAGAACGGCTTGCGACCTGTAAACGCTGCCCATGCGTCGCCCATCGTGGCAATCTGTCGCAGCGTGCAAGTATTCGTCGGTATCAGCTTTGCCCTTGCCTCGTCGGTGCTTTCGTGTACTGAGAACTGAAGCCCCAGCCGCTTAATCTGCATCGAGAAGCTAATCAGTTCGCCCAGGTGGTAAATCATTCCCGTTGGTGCCGACGTGCTGATAAGCAGTTGAGCCGTCGGGTACATATCGGCCAATTCGATGATGGCCAACTTCAATTCCTTCCAGTTCAGCATCGGTTCGCCCATCGACATGAACATGATTTGGAACTTCTCGATGTCGCGTGTGCCGCAGTCGATGGTTTCCAAACATGAGCGCACCTGCTCCACGATTTCGTTTTTTGTCAGGTTGCGCACAAAGAACTTGCCCGTGCCGCAGAACGTGCAACCAACGGGACAGCCGCTCATCACCGAGCAGCATATCACCGTGCGCTTCCTGTACTCGCCATAGCGGTAAAGCACCGCCTCGGCTACTCCTTTCTTCTCGCTTGGCTGGTCGCCCCATTCAAACACGAACTTCTTCACGTTCGTGTCCGTACTCTCAAAAATTCTCTTCTTCATAGTTCCTTTTATTTAATTCTCAATTCTCAATTATCAATTATCAATTTGCGGCTGTGGCCGCAGAAGTCCCCATTGACGCTTTCAGCGTCGAGCCTGCTCACGCTCGGCATTGCTCATGCGAGCATGGCACTGCTCTCGCTTACTCGCAGCCTTCAGCGCGCTCGGCATCCCGCGCTCCACCTCTGGTCGCTTGCTACCGAAGGGACGCAAAAAGGGTGACGCTTTCACCGCCCGGCCCTTGCTCTCGCTTATTCGAGCCCAGCGAGTCTTAAGAAAGCGGAGCGACTGAAAGAACTTTGCCTACATGTTGGGGCGAATAAGACCCCAACATGCAAAGGCTTCAAACGAGCCGCCGCAATCGGTCAGGATATACAGCCTTGCCTGTTCCACGTTTAGAGTCCCCCGCCAATCGGTGGACGGCTATAATGCAGGGGGCATTCATGGTCTTATCAGTCCCCACATGGCAAAAGCCTCGAAACCACCAAGACCATGAATGTATTCTCTTGCATCTTCTACAATCTTTTCGAACCGTTCCGTCTCCCTCCTGCCGTCGGCGTAGGTAAACGTCACGTTCTCGTCGCCTATCGAGCAGATGGCCGTCACCACCTGCCCCGTTTAGAGTCCCCCGCCAATCGGGGGACGGCTATAATGCAGGGGGCTAAATCTTGTGATAGTCTGGTGAAAACTTTCCTCTCTCCTCGTACTCTTTTTCGATTTCAGCCAATGTGCGCTCATATGATTCCTTTGCCATCTGTTTACGACGCTCATAGGTCTCACGCTTCATCGGAGCATAGTTGTTTTTGTACTCATCCCATTCGAGGACGTTCAAGTGCTCATCTCTATCTGAGCATTGGTCAATTTTGCTCGCAATCACTTTTCGTGCTTCAAACTGAGCACAAAACGGGCTATTCTTTGCCACGTTGTCATACACTCTTTTGGCTTCTGCCATCAATTCTTCATACGTCATAGTTCCTTATGTTTATAAATTGTTATGCTGCTAATCTCATTTCCGCTTGGCTTTGCCGCTTGGCTCGTCGAAGAACCCCTGCTTTATAGCCGCCCCCTTGCCATAGGGGGCTCAAAATATCCGACAGGTGAGGGTCTTGTGGCGCGATGAGCACGTTACCCACCACGCGCTCACCGAACAGCCGGTGAATCAGCGGGTCCACGTCGTCAGCCCGCAAGTCCAGTCGGCCAAGGCTCGTCTCAATCTGTACGTCCACCCTGCCGTGCCCCGCCATCACCTCACAAGCCACGCGCGGGTTCGCCTTCGTCAGCCCTCCCGCACGTTCATACACTAAATCCACGACGGCACCCGCCAGTCGGTCGGCCATCTTATCCGGATGGCCAGCATTTACTTTCTCAAACATGATTTGTCGTTTTTATGGGTTATAGACCATACCTACGACGTTGAGCGGCTAACCGTTCTTCGTAGGTCATATCACTTGTGATGGCGGTGCGCCTTGCGATTTCGCACCGTTCTTCAAAGCTGCGATTCGGGTTGAACTCAAAGCGACCTTCAGCGCATTCTTCTTCAAATGTCTTTGCCATACTTGTATGAGTTATTTTTTCGTGTCAAGACTCACAGGCTTGCCCGTGAATTTCGATATGGCGATGATTGCAATAGTAAGAATGACGGGACGTGGCAGATTGTCAGACCCTTCTTCCATTAAGTTCTTCAGCATTTCGTTGGCGTTGGATTCTATTTCGTTAGCCATGCTCATTGTTAAGACTGGGTTCTCGTCCTCCTGCTTTTTATAACCCACCTTAACATTGTCGATTCGGTGATTATCTCGTAACTCCGTCATTTTCTCGATAAGTTCTTGACGTAGTTCGGGGTCATCGCAACTGATATATTTGTTGACGATTTCCTCAATGTCGCCACCATCTTTCATCTCGGCTATGATTTTGCCCATGAGTTCATCGGCATCCTTGTCACCTGTTGAATAGTGTCGCTCCTTTTCGAGCGGCTGCTGGAGTGCGTTGCAAAAGCACGTTATCATACCCTCAGCGTCATGTCCGCACACCTCGCAAAGTGAACGGATGATTTGGTCAACCACTGCGCAAAGCACCGTCAAGGCTTCTGGTATGTCCACTTCGTGCTTTGCAAATTGTCTCGATAAGATGTAATTGCCAATCTGGTCAATCATCTTGCTTCTTTCTTTCTCTGTCATAGTTCCTAATTATATTTTATGATTTATAACTTTTCGCCCGATTTCATGTTGTCGAGCATTTCAAGTGCCCGATTCAGTTTCTTTCGGTTGCGCTGGTTCGCATTGTATAAGCCGCGCCTAACCTTGTCGGCTTCGGGTGTGGCACGTCCAGAGAGCCGCACCTTGTTCTCCGTCACGTTGATTTGCAACGGCTCGCGGTGTGGAATCTTTCGCATGTCGAGATACTTCACGATGTTCTTCGGGTTCACGCTGTCAAGCATCTCGAAGAAGTCCTCCTCGTCAATGTTCAGCAGAACGATTCGGTCTTTCCTTTGGTTGTCGCCTTTCTTGGGTGCGACCTGTTGCACGTCTGCTATCGTGCAATAGTTCAGCGTTAGTCTCATAGTTCCTTATATTTATATTATGCTGCCATCTTTACACCGCAACCCCTGCGTAAGCCGCCCCCTTGCGTAAAGGGGGCTCGAACATCCCACGTCAGGTTCACCTGCGTGGTGAGGTTGTCCAGATACGCCATCTTGCGGCCCTCGGCAGAGTCGAGACTAACATCCTTGCGTCGTACCGCCACCAGCGTGTCGGCATCCGAATCGACGATGATCACCTTCTTCTTGCCCGCAGCCTTGAAGCCCTTCTGCGCCTTGTTGCCGCCCACCAGTCGGTTGTCCTTGTCAATCAGCACCGAGCGACCCGCGCCACATTCGCGGAAGCTGCGCTCCAACAACTGCGCACCCTGCTCGTTACCCTTGTTGAAATTGTGGTCGTCCTGAATGAGGTCGTCGATGTTGACCACCTCGATGTTCACTTGTTCTTGTTTCATACTATTTTCGGGGTTTATTTCTTCTTCATGATCTTGGCCCGCATCTGAATGTTCTGGATGTAGGCAGCAGCCTTAGTATCACCTTTCATTGCCGCATTGATCATGTTATGCGCAATGGCTTCCTCGGCGGTCATCTCGTGTCCGTCGTGCGGGTCTTTCAGCGTGTTGCCGTCTTTCAGAATCACAGTCTTCTTCAGTTGCCTGAGCATGTAGTCCTCCATCGTCTCCGGGATGTCGGGCAGTTGTTCTTTGTCTTTCTTTGCCATAGTCAGAATATCTTTGGGTTTTTAATCTTGCGCCATTTCTTGCTCTTTTTGTTTGGGTCAGGCTTACGCGCCAGCCTTTCTAATTTGTTTTGCCATTTCTGGCCACTCTTAGTCTCTCGATACGTGTTGATGCGGTCTTCCATGCGGTTGTCGTATTCCTTACGATGTGCTACGTGAGTGAGGTGCCACCCGCAACATGCCTTGCAATAGTATGGATGTAACCGCTCGCCACCTTGTATCTCGTCGGCATTCCATTTGAGGAAGTCCTGTGCTTTCCGCTCAGTCTCAAACAGCATCTTCTGTCGCCCGCAATCGGGGCAGAATATTCTATGAGTTGGTTTCATATTCGTTTAATTCGTTTAATTCGTGGTCGTTTTTGCCCTTTGGCTTACGCCGCAATCCCGTTTGTCGGGATAGCTCAAATCTGTCTGATTGGGCCGCTTTCACGTCGCCCTTGGCCTATCGGCCTTCCTCCGTCGCGACTCGGCATAGCTCAAGCGGCAAGCCGTTTGGCTCTGCTCTCGCTGCTCCGTCGGTTCATCGCCAGGTTCAGGATGTTCGTGGCTATCGCCTCCTGCTTGGTCATCGGCGAGCCGTCCGGCTTCGTCATCATCGTGCCGTCCTTCAGCACCACCGGCGTATCCAGCTGCGAGAGCAGATACTCCTCCATTGTCTGCTGCGGCTGTGAGTCTTTTGTCTTTGCCATAGGTCAGTCCGCTACGTTAGTACCCGTTTCGCCTTGCGCTTCTTCAAACGATGGCGGTTGCGGTTCAGTTTCTTTTCTGATTACGATTTTGTCCGGCACGGGAAAGTCGGCACAATGCGCTTTGTGAACAATCTCACGAGCCTTGCGTATCTTCTCCTGCGTTTCCTCGTCTATGCCGAGAGCCTTCATCGCAAGGTCGGTGTCTTTCACCACCTTTGCGGCTCCTTCGATAAAGTTCTCCAGACACTTCTCACGCATTTCTCGTTGTCCTTCTTGCTTGCCCATCTCTCGGATAGCAGCACAAGCGACATACACTAACAATGAGATAAGTGCGGCCTTGTAGTCGGCCAATGCCCACATGAAAGCAGCCAAAATAATCATGGCTACGATGTGGAGTACAATACTGATTTTTGTTTCTTTTTCCATAATTCCTTTTATTTTATTCGTTTTATTCGTTCAATTCGTGTTCTATTCATTCACCAGCATGGGCATGAGCAGCATCGTGACCGTCTCGCCCTGGTAGAGCGGGTCGTTGGGCTGGATGGTGACGGCACGGCTGGGGTCGGTGAAGTGGATGGTCACCGTCGGCTCGATGATGCGCGAGAGCTCGTCGATGATGCTGTCGGCCTTCACGCCCAGCGTCATGTCCTTGCCGCCCGTGTAGTCGATGCCGATGCGGTCGTTCGCCTCCGTCGAGAAGTCGAAGTCCTCGCCGTAGAGCGTCATGCGCTGGCTGCTGCTGCTGATTTCGAGCTTCACGAGTCGGCTGCGGTCGTTAGTGAAGTGCGCCACGTTGCGCACGGCCTTCAGCAGGGCTTGGCGGTCGGCCTTCAGCTGGTAGGGCGCATCCTGCGGAATCACCGCCATGTAGCTGGGGTAGCGGCCCTCGACCATCAGGAACACGAACGACATCACGCCCTGCTCGAACTCCACGGCACGCTCGTCGAAGCTCACCGTCACCTCGTCGTCGCCATCGAGCAACGTGGGCAGCAGCGTGGCCGCTTTCTTCGTCATGATGAATGCGCCCGGCTCGTTCGCCACGCTCTCGGCATTGCGGATGAGCACATGACCGTTGGAGGCTACGATGTTCAGCGTGTCGCGGTCGGCTTGGTCGAAGTACATTCCGTTCATCACGGGTCGCAGATCGTCGTTGGCACAAGCGAACTGCGAGCGTTTCAGCACCCGCTTCAGCATACCACTCTCCAGCGTCCACTCCGTGCGGGTGGCTTCGAGGTGTCGCGGTGTCGGGTACTCGTCGGCATTGTCGAGGGGCAGGATGGTCTCGCCGCTCTCGTGTTGCAAGCGAAACTTCATGTCGCTCTCGGTGGTGGCGAGGATGGTGACCGGTTGCTCGGGGAGTTCGCTCAGTGCGTCGCGCAACAGGTCGGCACCGATGCAGAATGCGCCGCCGCCCTCGCACCCCTGGAGCCCTAACTGGTACGTGAGCCATGCCTCCGTGTCCGAGCCCGTCATGGTGATGGTCTGCTGCTGTTCGTCCACCATGCAGAGCACGTCGCCCAGAATCGGCAGGGCGTTCTTTGAGTTAATCACTCGGCAGATGTTCTTCACTGCCATTTCAAGTGCGGATTTTGAAATTATCAGTTTCATATTTGGGGGTTGTTTTAATTTGTGAATTAGAGAATTTGAGAATTATCTCTTTGGTGCCAAATCGTCTTTGTATGCCCACATGGTGTAATTGGCTCCATACTTCTTATTCATTGCATTAATGAACATCGAATCGAAACCGAATGCACACCTGCTTGCCGGACTCATGTAACCACATTCGACATCGTAGAGCACAACGAACTTTGTGCCGTCGGCCTTTTCGTCGATGGAGTGCCAAACGCTCTCAGTGGCTGGTGTGAAGTCCAAGCCTTTACGCAGAATATTCAGCAGCCGTCCAAGTTCGTAGTTACGATAGGCGGTCATGGCATAGGTGTGCGGCTTCGAGTGGTTGTAGTGACATTTCTCAATGTACTCCTTGCAAGCCCGCTTTGTAATGAATGCGCCCGTCTCTCGGCTGATGAAGTCTTTCTCCTCCTCCCATACGATGCGGCACTCATGTAGTTGCATCGTGTCGTGAAGAAAATCGACAACCGTAGGCATGTCGCTGCGGTCGAAGTCGTCCTTTTCCTTCCATTCATCTTGCACGTCCTCACTGTAGTCAGCGATATTCTCATTGATGTACTCCACGGCTTCATCGGTAGTCATCGTGGCTCCGTCGCCCATGTAGATGATGGCATCGCCGCAACCTTCTGGCGCAGGCTCCATCCTGTGTTCCATCACTCCCCAATAAACGGGGTCGGCATTGCCGTCGTTGGTTTGAGTGTTCAACTCATGTGCCAATTCCTTCAGGAAGTCGTAATCTTCCTGCGATACTTCAATCTGTCTCATAGTTCCTAATATTTAATCCGTTCACTCCATCTCTGGTATCTCATTCATCGTGTCGCGGGCTTGGGTGAGCAGGCTGCTCAGGCCGTCCTTCTCGGTGTCCACACCGCGCTTCGCGTCCTGCTTGATGCGGTCGGGGTTCACCGTGTTCGACAGACCCAGCTTGTCGCGCCACACGGATATGCTCTGCTCCTTCGCCTTGATGTGCACGTAGAGCGGGTTCGACTCGTAGTAGGGGTTCATGTTCTTGTCCCACTTCTGGAGCAACCGCCCCTGCTCGCGTATCTCCGCTTGCATCGCCATCTTCTCGGCCAGCATGTCGGCCAGTTCGTCGATGAGCGACAGCTTCCACGGCTCCACCTCGCTCACGCCCTCGCGGTTCATCACGTCGGCCTTCAGCTGCTGGCGCAACAGGTCAACCGTCTTGCCTCCCGTCAACAGGTCGTACATCCACTCGGCACCCTTGCGCCACTGCGTCTCAGGGTTCTTGGGTGCCTTCTTGTCGGCAAACTTCTTCGCCGTCTGCTTGATCAGTTCTTCAAATGCTTTTGTCATGAGTTGTGGAATTTAATCGGTGGGTAAAGGCTCGACATGTAGGGGTCGCGCGAGTCGCGGTAGAGAGCCTTGTTTACTGTGATGATGCGACGCGGGTAGGTCATCCATCGGTCCCAATGGTCGTCGCACGGACGCTTCAACGGGTGCTTCGGGTCGTTCGACTCACTCTCGCGCTTCGTAGTCTTGCGCTCGCTCATGGCCTCGGCCGTACCGATGCACAGGCGCGTCTCCTTCGAGTTCTTTGGCCGCGCCACATTCTTCGGCACAATGCCCAGCAGCGGGCAGTCGGCACAGCAGTCGGGCTTGGTAGGTGGCAGCAGCACTTTCTGGATATTGCTCATTGTTCAGATGAAAATAAAAATCGTTTTAAGTGGGAAAATCAGTTATCAGAGGTTCGCGCCCTTCAAAGGTGAGCCGCTTGCCCGAATAGTCCGTGCCTTGTACGGTTTTACCAGAACATTTTCGGATGCGATGAATCAAGTCAGAAAAGGGCAAGGGGATTTTGGATTCGAGAGGCACCTTCAAGAAAAAGGCATAGCCCAGGTTCAAGTGGTCGGCCATCGCTCTGACTTCTGACGCTTCATTGACTCAGCATCAGCGGTGATGGCTTCGATGCGACCATAGAGCGAGTCGATGTAGTCATCAACCTCTTCGGGTGTCTCGGCTATGTAGTAGCCTTTCGACGTTGCTATCAGGCAGGGAATGATGTCGTTGTTGCGAATGTGATTGATCATCTTTCGCACTCGCGCCTCACCTATCTTGATGTTAAGGTTGGCCTTCAGCCCTCGCACGATGTCGCGGTTGGTTACGGCTTTGTCCTTACCTACCTTCGCTCGCAGACCTTTGATGATTGGAGGTAGGAACACTTCGCGCTCCATGTCGGTCAGCGGTTCGGTCTGTTCTTCAAATCCTGTTATCATTGTCTTCTTGCTTAATTGTGAATTTACTCATGAGGTTGTCAGCCCATCGGTCTTGTCGGGCCTCGGCACGCTGGCGGACTATCTTCGCCGTGTTGCTGCCGAGTTCCTTATGGATGCGGGCATGACAGGCGAAGCACAGAGCCTTCAACCCTTGGAGTCCGCAGTCGATAGCCAACCGCTTCATCTCGTCTTTGGTTCGGGCGGTCTCGATAGGTACGATGTGATGCACGCAGCGGGCACTTGTCACGATGCCCTCCTTCATGCACTCCTCGCACAGTCCGTTGGTGCTCCTGAGTTTCGCAATGCGCAACTCCTTCCACTCGCGGCTGTTGTATATCTCCTGCTTGTCCTTGGCCACCTTGTCACTGACCCCTCGCCAATTTCGCTTCTTTGCCATAGTCAGAAGTCTGGGTGTTTACGTCGTGATTCGTTCTTGATGATCTGACAGTCATAGCCGTGTTTGCGGCAGAACTTGTAGAACCTTTGGCGGTCGGCGTGTACAACGTCATCAATTCCGCGCACATGCCGCTCGCCTTCCATCGGGTCTTCGCTCTCGATGGAATCCTCATATAGTTCTGGCATGTACTCCGTATTGAAGTACGTCCGTTCTGCTCTTCGTTTTACGCTCATGGCTCCACGTCGAACGGCTTTCCGCCTATTGCATTTTCAACCTCTTCGGCAAGGTCCACACCTGCCGGCGGTTCTAAGTCCGTTTGCCTGTGTTCACCTTCCCAGCCTTTCGCTTCGTAGTCGGACAACTCTCGGTCATCATCCGTCCATTGTATGACCTGCTGAGAGTTGGCCAGTGAGTCAGGTGTTCGGTGCGGCTTGCGCTTCGTCTTGCGTCCATACTGTATCTGCTTGCCGAAGTCGTGGAAGTCGCCCATATGCGGCAGCTCACCACGGTCTGACTCGTCGAGGTGTGCCAGCAGTTGCGCGTCACACATCATAGTCAGCGTCTCGCGTAGGCTTTCTGTTTCCAGTGCAACGCCTACCTGTCGCAAGTCGCGGTATAGTCCTTTCATGCTGACCTCGGCCACGCGCTCCAGGATGTCATCGACACAGAGTGTCATTGTCGGTGTCTCGCCCGGCAGGAACGGCTTGTCAATCATGGCGAGGCCGAAGCCTTGCCGCGCACCGTCCTTGTCGTGCTGCTGTAGTACGAGAATCACCTGCGCCACGTCCATCGCTGCCGACGGGTCGCTGAAGGCAAAGGCTCGGTTCCAGTCCACGTCCATCTTCAGCATGTTAAGGATGGTTTGCATGGCCGGTGGCACGGGGCCGCTAACCTTGGCCGTCTCTATGATGAACTCCAGCACCAGCTTCAGCAGTCCGTAGATGTCGGTGCCACGCGAGGCGCATATCAGGTTCAGCAATTCGGCCACCCACACGGGTACTTTGGTCGATACGTTCTTGATACCTGGATTCTCTTGGCTTGCTTGTTCTTTAATCATTTTCTTTTCTTGTTTAATAGTCGGTTTCGTTTTTTGCAATTCAGGACTTGCAAGCATGGCTTCGCAAATTTATGACAGAAATGTAACTTTGGGAATTTACTCCATGCCACGCATCCCTCGCATACCTGTTTCATGTCACCACCTCCAATCCTAATTTATCTATCAAATCAGCGGTTTTTGGCATGATGGATTTAATCTCTTCGATTGTCTTCGGTGGCGGTGGAGCCTCGTTCAGCATCCTCACCACCACGTCGGCGATGTCAGCCTTCGGCCCGTCGCACTCTTTCCACCACTTCGTCACTGGTTGATCGTCAATGCTGACCATCGGATAGTACAGGCTTTCCATCTTCTTTCGCCACTCTTCTACGCCGTCACGGTCGGGGTATAATATCACATTCCGCTTCTGGCCGATGAGCGGCTTCAGCCTTTCGCGTGTCAAGTTGCTCGCACCACAACACGCCAACCACAATTGCATCGGATTGTTTCCGTAAGCTATGGCCATCAGCACTGCCGTCTTCTCGCTCTCCACAAGTTTAACAGTTGCCTTTGGGTACTTTTTCAGCAGGTGTTCACCAAACAGGCACAGCCTCGCTTCCTGCTTCGACGGGTCGTATATGTGCGGATATGGGTATGGTGGCTCGTTGGTCATCTCTTGCTTTTCAGCGTCCCAATGCCTCGAAAGCAACGCGTGGAACCAGTCAGTAGGATAGTCCTTCTTATCCTTCACTCGGTGTCCGTCGGGCTTATACTTCATATAGTGCGCCGTGCGGACGTTGCCCTCATGGTCTATCTGCCAGAACACGGTGAACTCATGCCTACATTGTACCGTCGCGTGTCCTATACAATAGTCGTGCAACACTTGCGGAATCCTTGCCCGTTGCTCGTTTCCCCACTTGATACCCGTGTTGATCCATTGCACCAGCGCGTCGCCCTCTGTCACCATCCGCCTCGCTACCATTCCTCGCGGCAGCGTCAGCGTAGGCAGTGGCACTGGCTTGGGTCGTGGTGGCGGTGGCGTATAATCGAACGGCACATTATCCACCTCGATGTTATACTTCTTACCTAACCACCGTATCGCATCTGGGTATGACAGCTTTTCGTGCGCCATCAGGAAGTCCACTACGCCACCCTTCGCATCGCACTTGAAGCAGCGATAACAGTTCTCCTTCGGGTACACCGAGAAGTTGCCGTAGCCCTTATCGTCGTGGAAAGGGCAGATGCCTTGATACCTCACGCCCTTCTTCCGTAGTGCCACGTCCTCAAAGTCGCCTACGACCTCCTCAATCTTCGCCGTGTCCAGAATGCGCTCGATGATAATCTGGTCGATTTTAGCCATAATTCAAAACGTCATAATGTAAAGCCAAACGCATGCGCGTGCGGCGCGTGTGTGGGGTTCGTGACCCGCCCGCCACGCCATAGGCGGGCAGGGGTCTCGCACCCTACGCACCGCCATTGGGTCACGGTTCTGTATCCCTTTAGGGATACAATGGGATTGGGTCACCGTTTTTAGAAGGGTAAGTCTTCAGGTGGTTGGAGCATTGGATAGCCATTTTTCTTCAGCGTCGATTCTTCCAAATAGTGCAAGTTGATTGCCGCCATCATGTCGGCCTGTTGCTTGTCTTTATTCTTCACTCCGCCAATCTCGCAGAATACCGTCTTCTTGATGGTCTGACGGTCCATTGGCCATTCGTACATGCCCTTCGCCTGTTCAATCCACTCGCGTATCTGTCGTGTATCGTCACACGTTGGTTGCTCCTTTGACTTGCTCGACAAGTTGGTGCCCTTCGTGATGATGCGAGGTACGCCAAGGTTGCCAGCATCCTCAGTCACTTCAAACTGCCAGTCGTCCATGTCCTTGTCGCGGGCATCGCACTGCTTCACTGTGAACGTCACGCCATTGGCGGTCTTCGTTTTGATACTCACCAGCGTGTCGCTCACCTTGTTGCCCAACTCCGAACCTACCCAACCGCGCATCTTGGCTTCGTCATCGTCATTCTTGCGGCTTGGGTTCTGGTGAAGTGCCAGCCATATCGACATGTTTCTTTCCTCTGCCAACGAGCCGAAGGTGTCAAGAATGGTAGAGGCCGTTTCCTCATCGTTAATCGAGGCTATCAGGTCGCGCAGACCATCCACGAACACCACGTCGGGTTGTATGGCATCAATGGCCATGCGGATGAGGTCGTAGCGTTGCTGATAGACCTTCTTCTGCTCATCCTTCGGCATGTTCTTTAGCCACAGCACGGCAAAGCGGTCGTTTGGGTATTTCATGTCCCAATCGCACAACCAATGCACACGTCGCAGCACCTTTGCGCTCGACAGCTTCTCCATCTCAGTGTCGCAGTAGAGCACCTTTGGCAGGTGGCCCAGATACTCGATGGTTCGCTCGGGCACCTTCAGTCCTGGCAGGTAGCGCTGCGTCTTGTCACACCCGTTTCCCAATATTGCCGCCATCAGTTGTGTCAGTACGAACGATTTACCATTCTTCTTCTGACCCGTGATGGCCGCAAGACCGCCAACCTTCGAGAACGGCACGCCGTTGTACTCCAATATGGTGTACGGCTCTGGGTAGTCCTCACGCGGGTCGAGCAAGTATGGCCGTAGGATGTCCCACCGCTTCAGTTGCTCATCCTGCGCTATCTGCTCAGTTGATCGTAGCTTTGGCGTTATATTATTGATTTCTTCACTCATAGTTCCTTAGTTTTCTTAATGACGCCTCACGTTGGCATTTTTTTACGCTCTGACGGCATTTCTCGTGGTTCTCCCCATAGTATTCCCTTTGCCTCAGCAGTCGCTCGTCACGCTGCTTCATATATCGCTCATGGTCGCGGATGCGTCGTGGTGTGCGCTGTCTCGGCTTTTTCAATCCTTTCTTCTCGTAATTGATGTAGTATTCGCGTCGCTGAGCCAGCAGCTTTTCACGTTGCTTCCGATAGCGTTCACGGTCGTACTTCTGCTGATCGGTCAGTTCCTCCGTCATAGTTCCCTGTAATTAAGGACGAATGACAACCCGTGGGCTGCCACTCGTTGAAATACTGGTCAGAAGGGTAAGTCATCGTCTTCGCCTCCCTCTTCCTGTTGCCCGGGTTCCGGGAATGGAGGCACCTTTGCGCCAGCTGGCGCGGTAGGTCCTTCAGCTGATTGCCCATGTGATTCCTCGGTAGTTGCACTCGCACCTACCTTCTGAACGTTAGTACAGCGCACTTCATTGAACCACCGACCGTCATATTCATGTGCCTCGATGTGGAATGTAATCTTCACCTCATCATTCTGTTGCAAGTTCCATTGCTTGATGCGGTCTTCACCAAACACTTTAAACAGCATTTGCGATGGTAGCGTTTGGTTCGGCCACCAGAAATAGTCCATCACATAATCTTGCGACATCCATGTGTTGCCAGTTCTTTGGCTTACGCCGCTATTTGCCGGCATAACTGACCTAATCTTTCCTGTTATTTCCATATATTTATTCTTTTGGAATTGGTATATTATTCTTTGCATGTATCGATCCCCAAACAGATAGGTTATATGACTCAGCAATGAATGCGTCATCATCCACTCGCTCGCGCAACTCTTCGTAGCGTCTGAGCTTCGTTGGTGTCATATTCTTGTCGCTCAGGAATGTCCGCATCTCAATGATGTTCGGATTATCCTCGCGCCTCACTCCGTAGGTAAAACCAGCTTTCGGCATACGGGATACGACGATTGGCCGTCCGTCTTTGTCTGTGTCATCCTGTAGAGGGTTGAAAGCGATGATGCTGGCAAACTCCAGCACCATTTCCCGCGAACGGAAAGGAATCTTCAGTCGTTCACAGTATCGCTCAAAGAAATGGCTGGTGTATATCACGCAGGCATCATCCATCAAGTTTGTTTCCTTATTCATCATGTACTTTGGAATGAAAGCACCGATGCTGGCGTAGGTCTCATAATAGATGAAGCTGGAGTGCAACGTCACCATATCGGCAAAGCCTTCAGGCCAGAATGGTATGTCGAAGCAGTACCAACGATTCCCATTGGCTGACTTAAACTCGTGTCTGTCGCACAACACAGGTTTGTGCTCGCGGTTCCATATCTCTCTATATTCGCAGCTCCTTTTTATCCAATCTGTGCCGCTATGCCAACGCTTCTGCCAATAGTCAATGCGTTGCAAATCGGCATTCAGCTCGTCGAGCATCTGCTGACTTGGTGTTGATAGATTTATCATGCTGTACCTCCTTTCTTTTCTGCCGCTTCCATCATCTTTCGCTCTTCGTCAGTCATGGTGTCGAGAGTCACCTGCTTGAATTCCGGGTACTTCTTAAACACCATTTGAGCGGCATCATATGCCCTGGTCATTTCATTCTGAAACTTCTCGGCCAGTTCTTTCAACTTCTGTACGCCGCCAATCTCATCCTTGTTGGCTTCAATTGCACAACCAATGTCGTTTATGTTTTGTGAAAATGTAATCTTCATGCTATCTTATTTTTATGTCATCAATTTGGTCGCTAATATGCCAACATCCACAACAGTCGCTCTTGTCAACAGACTTTTTACTGAGTTTACATTTCCTCCTGTCACCCTCATTGTCGTATGGCTCATGATGCTTGCAACTTGCACAGCACTTTTTTATTGAGACACCATTCTTGTTCTGCGTAAAGTCGTAAAATACTCCTTTAATGATTTTGCTATTATTCATATTGTTTATTTTTAATTCTTTTTATGCCGTCAATACCCGTTTTTTTACTTTATATGCCCAATCATCGTAGCCGTTTGTAACGATGATGTCAGGCATGCTGTCGTAGTCATAGATGTCACAACTCACATTTCTACCCAAACCGTCACCGTAACCAACAGGCAACCCTCGTGCATCCTGCGGCTCTTCGAGAAAGTCGCCAGGAGGTACCCTATAACTGTACACCTCCCTGTCTATCGCCGCTTCAATGTATTCAGCTGACAACTGTTCGCAACACTTCGCGGCCTGCTTCATTCGCTCTACCCATTTTTTCGGGAATGGGCAGTGCCATTGACCGTCACCATAGCACGGCTTTCTGTCGTATATCATTCCCCTGCAAGCCCAATCACTATCAGCATTACAACCAGCCCGATGTGCGCATAAACCACATGAGCATTTGTGAATGTCTCACCAGCGATGGCAGAGAATGTCATGTTGTTCTTGCCCATCCAATTCTTGATTTTCTCTTTCATAATCGTATTGTTTTAGTTTATTGACTCCCCTCTGCGTTCTTCGGGCTTGGGACCGTCACTATTCACAGCCGTTCTCGGCTGGGCATATTGGCCGCATTAGAGTCTTACTCACGCTGCTGTCCTGGCTCCTCGCACGCTTTCCTCGTGCGCATCATCGCTCACAGATTGCTTATACGCTACCGTTCCACTCCACCTATTTGGTTTCTGTGCCACTTTGCCTGCCTCCGACTTCCCTGTGGTTAGTTGTCCGTTCGTCTGATGGTACACGTACCGCCCGACTTTTCCATGCACTTGGTGGAAGGTGCAGGATTCGAACCTGCGATGTAATAGCTGAACGCACCATCATGATTCACATCATTAAGTTTTGCGCCATGCCTTCGACCACTCGGCCAACCTTCCTTGCTTCGTCATTTGCGTTGCGATTCTATCGCAAGGTCTTTATCCAACCACCGCCCTACATCTCAGATTTTCAATCTCCCCAGATGCAAACAGCCGCTGAATCTTGTTTCTTGCATATAACCTTGATGTCGTGTGTTTCTCTCCTCCCTCATCCGTCCATCCTGGCTGTCTCACGCAGTTCTTAGGAAGAGCCTGCCAGTTCCTATCCAGCCACGACGGTTTTAGCGTGCCAAAGTATTTGCACAGTTCATAAGCCGTCAGCCACACCTCAGAGTACATCTCCATCTGCTCCTCCATCGTGCGACGTACCACCGCCTTCAGTTCCAACATTTCTTCCTGTGTCAGCATATTAGTCCCTTTCTAACATTGGGATGATACCTTGCTTCTTTAACTCCTCATACAAAAACTTGCGTCCTGCCTGCGTCCATTCCGTGTGAAGCACCACGTCAGGGCGACCATCAGCGCGAGTGATGTCTATCGAACGGCTCGAAACATACCCACAATCCTTATATTTCGCGTAGAGAATCCACTGCCCGTTGATGCTGTACTGAATACCCATGTCTGCCAGCTTCTTGTTCAGAGCCTTACCACTCATACCGTAGTCCTGTGCAATCTGGCTGATGGTCAGCAAAGCCTTCGACCGCATAATCAGGTCGAGATAGTTCTTGTCGTGCTTCAGTTCCTGGTTCTCAGCAGCGAGTTGGATATTCTCTTCTTCGAGTTTCTTGTTCTCGATGGCCAGAACCTTCTTCTCTCTGTATTCCTTCGCCCATGCCATTGCAGCCTCGGCAGGATCGGTGAAGTCAGGCAACTGGAGCATCTGGGCACGCTGCTTCTGCTCTAACTCTTCCCAACGGATCACCAACTTTGCACGGGCTTCGTCGTTGAACTTGGTGGCAACATACAGACACTCAGTTTTTGTCAGTTCGTAGCAAGGATATTCTCTCACTCCACCATTTGGCTGTTGCACCTTTCTCGATGATAGGGAAAATTTTCCCTGCGATACTTTTTCCCATCCTGACTCCATTGCACGGATGGCCTTCATCACGTCATTGTGTGGCTTACCCGTCAGTTTGGCAATTTCCAAACTGCTCATGGTCTGCTGACTCTCGCTGAATTGAATTAAACCTCTCTCCATAGTTCCTATTTGTTTTGTTGTTATTTCAACCTCGTCACGCTCACAGACATAGACTCATAGTCCTTTCCAACCTTCCATTCACCTCTCCTCTCATTCTTCATCTGGGTGCAAGTCGTAGCAACCGATTGGAGCTTGGAAGGCTCAGTCAGCTGGAACACGCGAGTGCTGCCAACCCGCATTTCTTTAAGTTCTTTACGTGTTACCTTTTCTTGTGCCATTTCTTAATCTTTATTAATATTATATTACTTTTGTATCATAATCGGGAAGAAAGCCGTATATTTGCAATCCATACACTCGCCAAAGTGTTGCAAAGTGGCTCGTTCCGCTTTTGCTGAAAAGGTGAACTTCACCTGACGGCTATTCTTGTGCCCGATTACTTTATTAACTAATTTGGGTGCAAATATAAGACAAAAAATTCAAATGATAATACTTTTGAGTAAAATATTAACAAACATTAATACTTTTGTGTATTATGATAAAACCAAAACAAGAAAGATTAAGAGAGGTATATGAGCACCTGCGAAAGCATTTTGGTGTTCACACTCAAATAGATTTTGCTAAGGCTCTCGGATTGACTCGACCGGCAATATCTTCAGCCATGAATGGCAACGAGGCTTATCTCACGGACAATCTTTTCAAAAGGATATGCGCTGCATACCAGGGAGTCTTCAATCTCGACTACCTGCTAACAGGCAATGGCCAACTTCTGACCATTCAGGAAGAAGTCAAGTCTGAGCAGATAGAAAAAGAGTCCAATCCGCAACAGCCCTCATCCTATATCGACAAGCTGATCGCCTCACTCGAAAAGCAAGTGAAAGACAAAGACGACCAACTCGCCGACAAGGACCGCATCATCAAACTCCTCGAACAAAAGATTGAAGTCCTCGAAGCCATGCAGCACCTCGACAGCACCAACCCGCTCAAAGGCTACCCATTCCCCATTGGCGCAGCTGAAGGCAACGACAGAATAGTTAAGAAATCAAAATGATACTAAAATCAAAAGTTTCCCCAATAGTGTATAATTATGTTAACAGAACAGCGAAAACCGCCCTAAACACCAGCGTTCCCTTTTCCTTGTTCATTTCCCTCCAGCTCCACTGTACAAAATAGCGGAAATCGGAGAAATGGCGGTAGATACGCGGTTTTGAAGAGATTTGGTAAGAAATAAGCGGAACCGCAAAGTGACGCAAAATAGCGCAAATTAGCAAAAATGTTTCCCCAATGGTTTCCCCACGGTTTCCCCAAAATGGCAAAAAGTTTCCCCAAATCTGGGGTGAGATGAAAATGTGGGGAAACTAAATGGCAAAATAACAACTAAAACAGAAGACGACTATGATTAGAATATCTTTGTTTTTTGACCATCACAAAAGGACTCCGAAGGGTGAGGATGGCCCCGTGGAGGTTCGGGTGACGGTTAACAAGAAACCTTATTATATTAATACAGGCGTAAAGGTGACACAGGATAGGCTGGTTGGCAACTGCATCCGTGACGTGCGTGTGAAGGGTGCTGACGGCATAGTGCGAACGACTGAGGATGCTGACACGCTGAATGAGCGGCTGACGACGATTGTGCGGCTTGTGGAGAATGAGGTCAACAGGTGCCTGGATGAACGTAGGCCGCTGGATGTGGCTGAAATTCGCCGGAAGGTGTACGACCTCGAAGTGTTGAATGATGATGACGCGCCCACGCTGGTCGCGTGGATCAAGGAACAGATACCGATGCTGAATGTGGTGAAGAATACGAGGCAGAAGTACGTGACGCTTTGCAGGCGACTGACGGAGTTCGGTCAGATTACGCGATGGGAGCACCTGAGCGTCGAGGCAATCTACAAGTGGGATGCGTGGTTGCGTGTTCAGGACAATGAACTAACGACGAACCAGAAGGCTGCTGGTGTGGAGCAGGCGAAGCTGGGTGACAAAGCGGTTGAGTCGTACCATAAGGGTTTGCGGGCTATGCTCAATCGAGCACTGAAGATGGGCAAGATTACGGCTAATCCATACGACCGTTTGCGTGGTGAGTTTGTGAGTAAGAGGCGTGACGTGGTTGATTATCTGACTGAGGAACAGATGCAGAAGGTGATGGAGATTACACCGGTGCCTGGCAGTCAGGTTGCGATGGCTCGCGACCTCTTCATCTTCCAGATGTTCACTGGCCTTGGCTATGCTGATACGCAGATTTTCGACCTGAGTCAATATAGAGAGGTTGACGGCAAGTGGCAGTTCATTGGTAAGCGTGTGAAGACTGGCGTGCCGTATGTGTCGATGCTGTTACCGCCCGTGGTTGAGGTGCTGAAGCGCAACGGTTGGCGGGTTCCTAAGATGAACAACCAGCGATACAACCAGATGCTAAAGGCTATCGGAATGGTGATTGGTATCGAGCGGCTGCACAGTCACATGGGTCGTCACACTTTTGCCACGTGGATGCTCTCGAATGGTTCGAAGATTGAGAATGTGTCTAAGATGCTGGGGCATACCGACATTAAGATGACGCAACGGTATGCGGAGGTGCTGGCGAAGGATGTGTACGATGACTTTGCGATGGTTGAAAAGAAACTGAAGAAAAAGAAAAAGGGCGACCAATAACAGTCGCTCTTTTCTATTATGCCACGAGATTGATGTAACCAGTGAAGTATCGGCGTGGTTTGTCGTTTTCATTTATTACCATGCTGTCATCTTCATGTTCAAAGATACGCCCTGTGATACGGTATCGTTGGAAGTCTGAGCCAACGATGTCGCGCACCATATCCGTCAGGTTCTCGGGCACGTAGCCCAAGTGCTTGCCATCTTCACATTTGATCATGATGGCGTTCGGGTCGTAGTCGTTCTTTGGATCTGGCACCAACACGCCGTTGAAGTCGCCAACGTATGCGGATAGGTTGCCGCGATAGTTAATTCCTGCAATGTTCAATATGGTGAGGTTTTCGAATATACTGGTCCACATGCCATTCGACAATTCTTCGGGCAGCTTGCCGTCGTAGTTGCCATTCAAGATGTCGGCTTCGGTTTCCTTGTCGCCAACCAATTTCGCCTGACGCAGAACTTCCATCAGTTGCATCTGTCGCTTGACACTTGCCATAAACTCGCGGTGTTCTTTCTCTGCAATTGCTTTTCGTTCCCGTTCTTCCTCGGCTATCTTCTCTCGGTCTTTCTTGTCACAATACTCTTTGAATAAAACAATGCCAGCGATGATGGCTGCTATCAGAGTCATACCCATAAATATTCCCATAGTTCCTTAGTTTTAAGTGAGACGAATTTTAGATTTACGGTGCAAATATACAACTTTTTTCGTAAATGCTTGCACAATTCACGGAAAAATCTTACTTTTGCACCCGTCTCACTTACGGTAACGCAGAATTATTCCACGAAAAGGGCTTAGTTCCCCGCTGTGTGGATTGTTCTGCATACCATCGAAGTAAGTGAGACGACATCGTGGCAACAGTGGGGGACTTCCCCTTTATATAGACATTTTAAACCAATAAATCATTATGAAAAGAGTATTTATTATGGCGGTGGCCGCTGCCTTACTATGCGGCTGCGAGAAGGAGATGCTGACTGAAGACGACATGGCGGGCGGAATCGAGGTTGCTGAGTCAACCAAGAAGTTTACGTTTACCGTGAAGGGCGACTTTGGCAATGTGGTGTTTGTTGACGCTGATGGGACGACACGAGCAGGTAAGTACCTGTCTGCTGAAGATAATCAGATGACAGACCTCTGGCTGTTTGACTTCGTTGGTGACAACTGCGTGCAAAGCATACATCAGACAACGGCGGACGCATCGTGGGGACAACCACAAATGGCATTAAACTATGGGACGCACCACATCTATTTCGTGGCCTCACGAGGTACTACCCCGACTCTCGATGCAGGTACTACGACCGTAACGTGGGAAAAACCAAGCGATACATTCTGGGCTGATTACGAAGTGACGGTGGTCAATACGAGCAACGGCAACAGGGCTGTGACACTTGATCGTGTATCGACAAAGCTGAAGGTGACGGCTACAGACGAGGTGCCAGCTGGTACAGCAACAGTTGAAGTGACGCCGAACACTTGGTATTACGGGATGAACTATCGCACAGGTGAGCCTACTGCGCCCATCATCAGTCAGTCGAGAGTAATCACAGTGCCATCAAACTATATTGGGACAACTGGAACTCTTTCCGTCAGCATTTTCGGATTTAGCAGCGTGACTGAATGGACTACTGATGTCACCCTTTCAACCAAGGATTCTGATGGTAATGCGATTGGCGGTGCAACTATATACAATGCTGCCTTTAAACGTAATCGCGCTTCTGAGTATAGTGGTGGGCTGTTCAGGTATGCCGAGACTGAATCTGTTGCCATTAACGATGAGTGGACGGCAAGTCTGACTGGTACGTTCTAATGCAAAAGAATAGGCCGCGTCGTGATGACGCGGCCTATTCGAACATTCTCTCGTTTTAATAATAATCAATAATGTTAAACTAAGAACTAAACATAAAAGTCACTATTAAAGTCGAAGTTAAAGTCACCTTGCGAACCCTGAGCAAACAGATAGCCGTTGCCACGCAACAGGAACTGACCTCGGACTATTGCACCTTGCTCCATGCGGATGTGGCATGACTCCAATCGTGCCATCCCGTGGACGTTGGTACGCTGGTTCAGCCGGTCGTAGCTGCTGATGTCGAATGTCTGGCCGTTTTGCAACAGGTTCGACATCTTGTCGGACGACAGCATCAGCCAGTCGGCATTTATAGACCATTGACAACGGCCCATGATGTACTCGCGCCATTGGCCTTGCGTCTTGCTGGCTACCTCGATGCTGCCTGTCTTTGTATCGACGTTATGGGCTACCAATGCAGCCACCACAACGCCACCCATGCTCAATATGAATCTGTTGCCGTTCATCTCGCTATTGTGGTCCTGTCAGGGCACCAGTTCCAGTGAAGTGGAAGCTACCCTGTATGATGTTTCCGCGCGTCATGGTGATGCGAACCGTATCTATAAACGCATAGCCTTCGACATAGACGTTCGAATTGCTACGGTCTTCACACCGCAGCTGATACTTCTCGCCTGCCTCCAACAGCCACGCTATCTGGCTGGTCACGCCCACTATCCAGTTGGCTGTCATCTGCCAACCTTTTCTGCCTGCAAGGAACTCGCGCCACGCACCTTGGTCCGGGCTCGACTTCTCGTTCATGTCAGCGTGCGTCTCAGGCTCCTGACTACGGATGTAGCCGATGGTCTGCCACGCATTGCCGACGTACTTCTTCAGTATGATTTGATTTCCGTTGATTGCTGACATATCTTTATTCTATTGATGATGATCTTGCAAGTGTTATCGTATATTCGTCTTCACGTAGGTTGAAGTTCTTGGCTATCATGCGCCACCGCCATCCGTATATCCAGTACGTCCATTTAGCTGCGTACTCGTTGAAGTCGATGACTGCCGTCGTTCGTTTTACGCGCTCAGTCAGTACGTGCAATGGTCTGAACATGTAAGGGAATGTCGGATATGAACCGTAGATTGTTCCGTCTGTGTTGCAGATGGAGTTCTCGCCGCGTTGGTAGTTGTAGAAAGGCACGTCGATTTCCTTGGCGTCTATTCCCGTTTGGTTGTTGCCAACCACGATTTCATCTTTGTCGGTGTAATAACCGCTATATGCTTCGTCAATATGTCCTGGGTCTTCGACGGATAATCCAGTGATGCGAAGGATTTCTCCATCTTCCAAATCAGAACTTCCGTTTTTGTATAGTCCTATCTCTACCAATCCAGACACATTGTAACCATAACCAAAGATGATGCCGTCAACATCACCGATGTCTTCCGGCGGACCTATCTGTGGCGATGGTAGCGATTCGTTTGGCATTACCTTTCCCGTGCTGCCGTCAATAGTGATTGAATTATAGACTATTGTCGATGACCAGTTTCTATTGGTTAAGTCAGCGTACTTGCCGTCAATCTTGATGACCAAATTCAACAGGAAACTTTCATATCCATTATCGTTCATATCCTGAAGTGACCAACCTCGTTGCATTTTCAGCTTTATCAGGCAATATCCGTTTGCACTTCGTGGTATGTTTCCGAAGAACTTGGCATTGATTAGCTGTGTATTGTCAGCCCACGATGAATTATATTTGATGACCCACGCTTCGTTAAGCTCAACAGCAACGACACCGCTTTCTATCTTTCCGTATGCAAGCGGGAATGTTCCTTTATTGAAGAGTCCTCCTCCTGTGTCGATGGTTGCTCTTCCCAAGTAGGTTGCGCTGACATTCGGACCAACCTGTACCATGGAAACGCTTCTATATGTCGAACCGCCTTGCATAGATGATTGCGAAGTGGCGTATTTCGTTGTCAGTTCTTTATTACTGATGCCCGTACCTTCCAGTTTTAGTGTCACCTTTTTAGCGGGCATGACTATACTCTGTTGGGCATTGTCATCTACGTTACTGTAATATGTATTGAATGAGTCTGCCAACTGTTGCAACCATTCTACACCAGTCAGCGATACAAGTCCAGCGACTGTCAGCTTTTGATAAGAGCCTCCGTAATCATACTGCGAGAACACCGGCCCCGAAGGTGTGTCGTGCACTATCCAACCAAAGCATTTGCATATACCGTCAACAAAATACTCATAGCTGTTTGGCAGATACAAGTCGATAGGATTTCCATAGTTGTCGTGATCGTAATGCTTGAAGCCGCTGTTGAGTGGAACAATGACAGTCGAATTAATCTTGTTATTCCAAGGTACATATTGCGTTTGGCTTGGATATATGACGTTTTGGTAGTCTGAAACTGTGCTATCAGTTGCTGACGGGTTCAATCCAATCAGTACCTCTTGCATCAGACTTCCAAGTGTAACCAGTCCATGATCGTTTGGAATGCTGAAGTCGAATGCAGCCAACAGTCCGAGTGGCGACACTACAGGAAAGCTCAACTCTCTCGGCGATGCCACCCAAGCATCGTCAAACTCCTGACATTGCATAAAGCCTGTAAACACGCGCTCGCTACCATAGAACGCCTCTACAAAGTGCTGGCGTATGCTTGTGGGGTATAAGTCGTTTAATTCGCCGTAATTTGTCTCGATGACGTTAATAGAACCAGTTTTGTATCTGATGAACTCAGTCAGGTCGTTGCTGTCATCTTCATCATACGTAAAGGGAACGGCAGTACCAATCAGTTCCGTCACTCCAGTCTCGACGGCAAACGGCACGTCGGCACCAGTCTTTGTGGTGTCTGCTGAGCTGCCGTTGTAACCCTCTTCATAGATGTTAACCAAACAGCCTGTCCCTTTGAGCGACTTAAATTGTAGTCGCCATTTTATCTTTCGTGCCATACTATCCTCTATTTCCTGTTGTTACATATTTACCCTTCAGTCTGCCCTGCGATTCGTTGTTCAGTACGATACGGATGGCACGACCGTCCAGATACGTTTCCAGATGCAAATTGCCGAGTCCGCCGTTGTTCAGCATTGAAGCGAGGTTACCCTGTGCTGATTTCGAGAGGATGAGTTCGCCTGCATTCGCAGCGATCAAAGTGTTATCACCACTGAAACTGTTGCCTGGCACATAGTAGCCGTTGGCAGCATGTGGAACAACGCCACCGCGAGCCATACCTGGTATGATGCCGAGGAATGTCCCGACCTCTTGCATAGCCGCAATGCCTTGAACCAATATCGTGATACCCTGAAGAATTGACAGCATCGAGTTAATACCACCCAATATTCCGCTCAACTCTTCTGGCAACTTAATGCCGAGTCCTTCAATACCACCTGCAATCTGACTGATGCCGCTATTCATTTGCGACATCACTTCAACAGCACTCTTCTCCTGCTTTTCAGTAGTCTTGATCTTCGTTGTCTTCTGGGCCTCGCGGTTAGCCTTTGCCAACGTTTCAGGCGACAGCCATTGTGGAGTCTCTATACCCTTCTGTTTTGTTGGAACGCCTGTTGGCAAACCGAAGGCACCGATGGCCTCGGCTATGCTTCCGAATCCCTGCCCAGAGAACTTGCCCATTGCCAAGTCTTTCATGACATCGGCATTGGCCTTCATCTCGCGCAGCTTCTTCTCGGCTATCACCAACTGTTCAACGTAGCCCTGTTGCATATCGGCACCAGCCTCGTTCCATAGCTTAGTCAGCCGTTGCACTTCTGCCTGCTGAGCGGCCAACGAGTCATCTGCGTATGTCGGCACGTTAGTCGTGGTCATCTTATTGCCACCTGTACGTCGTGGGTTTGGCTCAGGAGTTATCTTTATATTTTCCTTTTTACCTAAATCTATACTGGATTGAAGTATATCTTTAGCTTTACTTGCATATTCATCACGCAGGTTTTTCCATGCTTGAAGGTCGGCTTCTGCCTTTTTGCGAAGTCCTTTTGTTATTGCATCGTTACCTGTTAGTGAGTTAACTTTAAACTGACGCTGGCCTACCTGATGATTATAATAGGCCATATTGACACGGTTTTGAATCTGCTTGACTTCGCTGTTTTTTAGGTTGTCAAGTCTTTCATTCATGTCTTTCTGACCTGCTGATTGGCTGTTTTTTATCTGAGAAGGCAATGGCAAACCGCCAAGTGCGGCTTTGATGTCAGCCAATTTTTCTACAACAGCAGCTAACGCAGTTATTAGGTTAGCACGAATGCCGTTGGCCATTTTGTCCCAGCCATCGTACTCGAAGCAATCACGGATGGCTTTGTTCAGTTTTTCGTTGGCTGTCTGAAGGTCGGCCAAAGCGTCACCTACCTCACCAGTCTGTTTCTTGGTCTGTTCGAGGTCGGTGTTCAGCGTCTCGATGGCTTTGGCAAGGTTAGTGCCAGCCGTCACACCTTGGCGACCGAATACCTGCTGCATGACTTCACCTGCGGTCTTACTGTTCGAGTCAACCGTCTGAAGCTGAGCGGCCACCTGCTTCAATGCGTCGAACACGGTCAACGAACCATCAGAGAGTTGCTTCGACATCTTCTCTCCATCGATACCCAGTTGTGCCAATGCCTGACTGGTTGCGTCAGTCATCAGTCGGATGTTCTTAATACCCATCACGATGGCGTTCATGTTCTGGTCAGTGAAGATGCCACCCTCCGAGTTCTGGATGACGGCCACCAACTGAGAAGCACTCACACCAGCATCACGGAATGCTGGAGCATACTGCTGAATCATGGAGAGGAGCTTTGGCCCGTCGCCCCGAATCATGCCATGCATGCCGTCCTTGATCAGTTGCGTTGCCTCGTCACCACTCTTGCCAAACTGGGTCATCAGCGTATTGGCCGCATTCACAGCCTCGCGGAAGTCCACGTTGTAGGTGTCGGACAACGCCCGCATCTTGTCGGTCATGCGGTCGGCATCATCGCCCTTCAGTCCTGTGGTAACGGTGGTTATCTGGTCTTGCTTGGCCAACTCCGCATTGTAACCAGCCCATGCCTCGGTTGCCTTTGTGACAATGGCGATACCAGCACCTACGGCACCTGTCAGCAGGGCCGTCTTGCTGGTCAGCATTTCCGTCAGGTTTCCTGTCACGCCCATTTTCGAGCCTAACGTATCGAGAATGTTTCCGAACTCGCCAAACTTACCACCGCCAGCCAGTTCCTTGTTCACATCTGCAAGGTCTTGTTTGGCACTATTCAGGCGTGACTTCAGTTGGTCAAGACTTGCAGCAAGATTCTTTCCAAATTCACCCTTCTTTTCTTCGTCGGTCATGTTCTTATACATCACCTTCGCATTGACGAATGCCTCCGACAATTCGTTAATCTTACCGCGTGCCGTCGTCGAGACAGTGGCCATGCTGCCCAACTGCTTTGCAAACTCTTTGGCGTCGCGGTTGGCATAACCCATTTCGAGTCCCATCTTGCGACAGTACTCTGAGTATGCCAACAGCTCTTGACCTGCTCGCTTGATTTTGCTGTCAAACTCACCGCTTTCAAGTTTCAGCCTGGATATAATATCACCTTTTGCCATATATTACGATATTTCTTTTTTTATCAATTCTTCAATGAGCGTTTCAAGTTGTGACGCTGCCTGTTCCATTGCCCGCTGTGATGATGTAGCAAAGAAAGAACGGGCACTGATTGATCCACGATTTCCGACACGAGATTCACGGTCGCTGGTTCCCGCATTCAGGAAGCGAAGAATGAAGCCACGGTCTGCACCCTGATAGGTCAGCAGGTCTTCAGTACGGCGTGAGCGTGGCATGCGGTTGCCTCCTCGGTGGTTGCCCTTGCTGTTCACCTGTGTTTCCAACTTATGAACTATGGGTGGCACGGGTCCGCGCTTGCCAGCCTTGCGCTTGTTCAAAATGCTGACGTTACCACCAAGTATGCGACGATAGACAGCAGTCTTCACGGCCTTGTAAGCCTGTCGCGGGTCGTTCTTAATCTTTCCACTGGCAGCGGTGCTGATTTCCTTTCTGGCAGCTAACAGTACCTTGCGGATGAGAGCCTGCACCTTCTTTTCCATCTGCGGGTTGCTCATCAGCAAAGACTCCAGCTCTTGCTTCTGCCGAACGATGCCGTCAACTTCAAATGCACCTGATATATCTGCCATGCGAAAAAATTGCCCGATTAGTTGGGTTACTAATCGGGCAAATAACTGGTTTTGGTTTACCAATACAAAAAAGGGGCCACCGCCGTGGCCCAGATGAAAAAAACACTATAAACCTAAAATCATAATAATACCAAAACAATCTATTAATATTATTCGTCGTCGTTCTTCTTTGCTTCGGCCAGTCGCATATACGGCTTTACCAGCAAATCGAATGTGTATGGCACCATGCTGATGTTGGTAATGCTGATGGGGCTGCGATACTGATAACTGACGTCGCATAACATCAGGCTTGCATGCTTCAGCGGTGCGGGCATGTGACCGTAAATCGTCACCAGGTCTTCGTATGTGCGGCCCACGTAGTTCAGCAGTACCTCCTCGGCACTCTCGCCGTACATCTCCAACAGTTCGTCCTCTGCGTTGAAGTCGGGCTCAATGCGCAACTGAACCTTGATAGTGTTTAATGTCAACCATTTCATTTATCTTTGCTTTTTATCGTTTCTTTTCAATTCCGATGAATGGCGGTTTTAGGTTTACTAACAGAAAAGCCGAGACCTATTGCTGGGTCTCGGTTTGCTGTTGTTGCAGCGATTGCCATGCGTCCATGTCGGCCTGGAGCTGTGCTTTCTCGTCCTCGCTCATTGGCGGCAAGTCGTCTAAATCATCTTTGTCCCAGGGTAGCGGCAACAGGTCTTTCGGTCCGTGAATGCCGCTTTCGCTTAACGACTTCGAGCCGGCAAAGGCGCACATCAGGTTGTAGGTCTGCCAACGCACGACACTCCATTGGTCGCGGTGGCGTCGGTTGTAACCACGAATGATGCTCTTGATTTCCCACCAGCGCAGGCCATAGTAGAATTGACCCGTCGTGACGCCTATCTCGCCCACAAGCAGCGTAAACAGCTCGTGGGCGGAGCTTAGTTTTTTGGCTTTTCGTCACCTTCCTTCGGTTCGTTGGCCTTGTCTTCATCTTCAGTCACCTTTGGCAACTTGAAAAAGTCGTTGGCCAAGTTCATCACCGTACCGAATGCGGCAATAATGTCCTGTATAGCTTGCAGGTCCATCGATCCTGTAATCTTCTCGATGGTGATGTCGGCCTTCTTGTCGGCGTTCTTCACGGCAGCATAGATCAGAGCCATGCGGTCAGTGGTCTTGTTGAAATTTGTGTCGAAGAACGACTTGTCGACTATCTCCTCGAAAGTCATGATAGCTTGCATGGTGAAGTCGATGGGGTATGTCTTTCCCCCAATAGTAATTTCTTTTTTGTTCATAGTTCCTGAATTTTATTTGATGATGAAAAACGCCCGCCATCTGCTCGGCATGAAGATTTGCGAGACAGCGGCAGGCGTTGTGAGAGTTCTATGCCCCGACCGAGTACGAACCAAATCCAGCAAGGGATGCAGTGTAGGTTGCATCATTTCGGTTAGGCCCATTCAATGTAAGAGTCTGTACGATACAGGAGCCCGAACAGATGACGCTGCCCTTGGTACGGTTGTTGTCGCCTGAAACATTAGCAATCTGCCACTTCACGGGTGCTGCGTCCAGATAGATTGATTCGAGACCGTCCAAAGTCTTTCCGCCAACAAGTGACGTGATGGTGTCGTTGCTACGCATCAAAGCGGTCGTAGAGATGTCGTAGTTCAAGGCTGTTGGCTCGTTAGCCACCCAATCTCCTGGCGTGTCTTTTGTCGAACTGTCCTCGACCGTAAGGCTGACATGAAGGGATAACTGACGGGCTGCGGCCACAACAGCAGCAGGTGTGGCGGTGTTGTCGCTGCTCAGGAACAGACGCACGAACTGACCCTTGGTGCATGAACCTGCTGCAACGATTTCCGTATCTGCTGGAGCATTGTCTGTAAGCGCGGCGGCTCCGACAAATTGCAAGCTGGCTGCTGAGTTTTCCCGATTGTTGAAGTTGAAGGTTACGTCCGTTAGGAATGCCTTACCTCCGTATTGCGCTTCACCCTCGTTTATAGGTGTCTGGTTGTCTGTGACAGAAACCTCATCCCATATCAGGAAGAATGGTGTCTGTGACTTCATAGCCGTCAAGAGCTGACCGACGTCAGCCACGTTGAGCGAGTCAACCTGCACCTGCCACGATTTGCTGACAACGGTAGGCTTTGCGGCCATGCCAGTGTCGTCTTTCGTCCCACTGTCGTCAACGTTGGTGTTGAGCGTGACGGTACAGTTGGTCGACATACCTATGACGTGGTATTTCGATGTCAAGGCATTCAGCACTAATACTCGAAAGTTCTGTCCTTTTAATGTTGCCATAATATGAATGTGTTAATTGTTAAACAATGTCGAGACGGAGCGTGAAAAGTCCTGTCTCAAAATTCTTACCTACAGCACCCGCACCATACTTCACGTCGGCGGGAATTTCGATGACCATCTTGGCCAGCTCGTCGCGCGTCTTGGCAGTCAGGGTGACGGTGCCGTTCAACAGCAGTTCTGCAACGTGTGCAGGCTGCTTCGTCTCTTTGGTTTCCTCAGTTTTTTCAGTCGCTTTCTTGCTCATCGTCGTCGATTTTGGTTGTAACACATTGGTACATTACTCGTTGGTAGTAACACGGTTTCATCCAGTCCCACTCAATGCCCTGCGACGTTGGGTAGCCTTCTTGGAGTTCTGGTGTGGCTTGCCCCGACTGATACATCTGTACGATGTACGCCTCGATGGTTTTGCGCACCTTACCAACAAGCACGGTGACCTCGCCCGGACTGCCTGCGGCAATATCTACGGTGGCTTGCACCACATCCTCATCGCTTTCCCAAACGACATCCTTCGTGGAATGACTGTTCACAAATCCGTCGTCGGTGATGATGATGTTCGGAACCGGCGTATTATCCAGTTCGTCGGGTGGCACCTCAAAACAGGTACTCGTCACACGGTTGCCAATGGCCTCCATGAGCGTCGCATCTGCCTTGATAGCGTCGTAGAATATTTCTGCAAGTGTCTTCATTTGAATGGGTAATTGGTGTAGTTCTAAGAAATCGGGCGAGTGACAGCCTTTGCTGCTGCATCGGAGCACTCGCCCGATCGTATCAGGAACTATGAACCTGCTACGCGAGAGAGTTTAGATTTCAGAAGAGCTGACTGGCTCGATCAACTTAATCAACTTAAACGCCTGTGGCTTGCCGGAGGCGTTGCCGTTGACCTTGCTTGAGAGCTCTGTGAGAGAGAAGTCGGTGCTCACGCCTACGACAACGGTGCCACGGTCGAAGTTGGCCGAAGAAACGCCGTCGATATTGAAACGGAACTCGCCGTGCTGCTGCATGGCCAGATAGCCCCAGTGACCGATACCGATGTAGCGTACAGGAGTGTCGCCTACCTTGTCGCGGCTTGGCTCGCCGTTGGAATCGATAGAGTAGTCGATGTAGCGTGAAACCACGAGAGGATAGCCCACTACCTGACCGTCCTGAACCACGGTGCGGTCGCCAGTCAGACCTGGGATGAGCTTCTTGAACTTCAGCTTGGTCTCGACCACCTTATCCATGATGAAGGTGGGGATGCCCTCAAAGCCGAGGTCGTACATCTCGGCAGCCTCGATAGCGAGGTTCTCGCCGATGTTCTCGTCCAGAGTCAACTCCTTGGCGGTCATGCCTGCGAACGGACCCTTCAGGGTTTCATACGAACCATGAGCGTACACGAAGAGAGCCTTGAAGATAGCCCAACCCTTCTGCATCTTGTAGTTGATGAAACCGATGATGTCGAAGGCGGCGTTGTCGATGGCACGGTGAGAGACGGCTACGCTGGCAGCGATACGCTGGAGCACGGCCTGAATGTTAGTGAAGTTGATGCCCTGCTCGCTGACCTTCTGAACCTCACCGTTGATGGTGAACTTCACGTCGTCTGTGCAGAACGGCCAAATCTCGTTGCCAACAACGCCCATCTGCATCTTCAGGTCGTTGGGGAGTTCGAGACCTTCAACCTTGGTGTCGATGATTTCGTTGATCTTCAGAGGGATCAAGCCACCTGCTTCGAGGTTGCCGTACTCGTTTTGGTCGCCACCAGAGGTCACGGCATTGCCGAGAATGGTGGTGGCGTTGCTACGCTCCTTGGCGCACTTCTTCAGCATCTCACGCAGCTTTGCAGCCTTGTCCTCATTGCTGCGCATGTGGTTCAGTTCGTCGTCGCTGGCCATAGCCTTTGCGCGGGCACTGAGACCTGCTGATTCACGCACGAGTGCGTCATACTTGGCGGCTTCGTCATCAGTAAACTTGATGTCGCCACCGTTAGCTTCACGGGACTGCTTTTCCAGCTTGTCCATTTCCTCCCAGATAGCGCACTGACGCTCCTGAATCTGAGTCTTTGTCATTTTTGCCATGATAAAAAACGTTTTTATAGGGTTAATAAATAAGTTGTTCGATTTCCTCTGCGGTGCGCAGACGGCGGGCACGCAGACGCATTGCACGGGTCTCGCGGAAACGCTGCTCCTGCTCTTCGAGTTCGCGCTGCTCGCGGGCTTCCTTCTCGGCGTTGGTCTCACCACCGTTGGCTTCGCGCTCCTGAGCTTCACGGGCTTCCTTTTCGGCATTGGTCTCACCACCGTTTGCCTCACGCTCTGCCTTCTCGCGGGCTTCGCGCTCCTCGTCGGTCTCGCCCTTGTCGTCGGGGTCGTCATCGCGCTTGTCGTTCTTATCGCCACACTCGCGCTTCAGCTGCTCCTCAATCGCCTTGTCGATAGCCTCCGAAGCCTCACGCAGTCCGACGGTGGTCTGCTCGTAGGCGGGGTGGGTGACGATGGCGACATCATAGAGGCCGGTGATTTTCTTCACATGGCGCAGCCATACCTCCTTGCCGTCCTCGACGTCGTTGGTGCGCTCATACGATACACCATTCTCGGTGTCTTCGTAGTCGTCCTCGAAAGCGAACGACATGCCGGTGATGTCGCCGCGCTTCATCAGCTCCAGCGCATCGTTGGCGTTGTTGGTCTTGGGCAGGTCGCAGCGGCAGTCGATGCCGTCGCCACGGAGTTCGAGAGAGAGGGTGTCCTTGTCCGAGTTGCGGAAACGTCCGAGCACGTCGGGCACCATGTTCGAGTGGTTAAGATTCAGGATCACGTCGGACTTCATGAGAAGTTCACGGCTGATGCAGCCAGGCTCCAGAATCTCATACACCTTGCGTGTGGAGCTCCAGGGTGTGAGGTTGACCGAGCGCACGCCGAAGACTATCGGACGGCCCTCAATCTCGCGGCTCTCCTGCTGCCCCTCCTGTGGCTCGCGCAGTTGCAGGCCGCAGTCATTGGTTGGGATGAATCTTGTCTGTTTCATATTCTCGTTTTACATTTGAAAATGTTATCTACTATGCGGGCGAAATAATGTTTGGGGTTTACTCGGCTTCGACCTCTTCAATTTTTACGAGCGGCCCTTGTTCGGGGCAGGTCAGTGTCTCGCTGTGATAGCAGTTCCACGACATATCTTTTCCGTTGTGCGTTGTCAGATAGTGCATGGGTTCACGATAGAGCATGTACGACATTGCGATTGCTTTGCGTTGATGTTCTTTCGGGCATTGACCGCCGCTCCAGCCGTATGATGAACCTCGATACTTCAATTCAGGTACGATATATGGGCGCACGTAGGTTTCGAGGTTTTCACGGGCTTCATGACAATCCTCGATGTATGATGTAGCGTTATCCATGCCGCATTGTCCGGCAAGGAATCTGTGCCAATCCTCAACTGCTGCCATCATTAACCGCAGTTGGCTTTCGGTCATCGTAATCCTGTATCTTTTTTCTTTCTTCATCTTATTGTCTCGCTGGGTTTACTGCGCGATGCACGCGGCTTTCGCGCTTCTTTCTCTGCTGTTGGATTTCGCGCTCCAGAGCGTCGATTTCCTCTTTTGTCGGGTTTGGTGTCATAAGCTGTCAATTTTATATCGTCACGTGACGATTATTTCCCGTCTGCTGGCGGTTCCTCGCCTACGGTGTAGTTGCCGGGCTTCAGCTGGGTGCTTGCGTCGCTCTTGGCGATAAGAGCCTTCAGCGTCATGAGGTTGGCACTGGCCATTGGCACGTCGCCATCCTCCACGGCTGGCATGTCGAAGTCGCGGCGGGCTTCGTTCACGGTGCAGAGTCCTGCCTGCATCTTCAGCTGTGCCACTTTCGCACGGCGTTCGGGGTCCATGACCATGAGCGGATCTTCGCAGATGTGGATGCGGCGCACGCCGTAGTCCTTGAAGCCGATGAGCTTGCGCGCAATCTCCTTTTCGTTGCCGTTTTTCTGCGGCAGAATGGTACGGCTGTGGAACTCCATTGTCGCGTTGCTGTAGTCGTTATAATGGCTGTTGGTGTCAAGCATGACCAACGGGCGCGGTGTACCAAAAAATCTTGCCGCGTCGTCGTTTGTGCCGCCAAGTTGCTCGAACATCTGCATGTCCTGACTGGTCATGCTCAGGTTTTGGAACTGTTCAAGGCCGTGCATCGAAACGATGTCCTGACCTGTGTAGAACATCTTCTGCATCTCCTGCGCGGTCTTCTGCACCTCGCCCTGGTTCAGCAGTCCGAAGGCCAGTGTGCCTTGCCCCTGCGTCGGCTGCTTTTCCGAGATGATACCCTTGATACGACCGCCCTTTGCGGCTGTCTCTAACGACTGCTGCTTGATGGTGCGATTAAGAGCCAGCGTCTCGTTGGCGTACTGAAGCGTCGGGATGCCCCAACCATTGGGATAGCGGAAGGTATTCGGGAAGTGCATCACGTCGGCAGCTGGCACGTTAGTCAGCGTCATGTAACCATGATCGGTGAGGAATGTGATGCTGGCATAGGTGGCGTTTTCGATGATGTAGCCGCAAGTCTTGATGAGCCACAGGCGTGCAGGGAAATCGAACTCGTCGCGCTCGATGTAGATGAAAGCATTTCCGTAGAGCAAGCGGTTTATCTCCACCAGTCGCCACATGTCGGCAGCGGTCATGATGGGGTTCGGCTCTTCCTGCAACAGATAGTTGATACGTTTGCCCAGTCCGCGCATGTCTTGCACGTAGTTGCCGCCCTCGAAGTCTTTCTTCTGAAGCTGCACCGGCATCACCGACATAACATCGGAGCGCAGGCGTATGGCCTGATATACAACCGCCACGAGTAGAGCCTGCTGCGGCGAGCGCGTGTAGGCTATGCGCTCCATGTAGTCGGCCCCCTGCGGTTTCTCGGGTTCCGGCGGCATGGTGCTGCTGGGCACTCCCGGAGTCTCGGGAGCCTCGCGCTGTCTGAATCGGAAAAAATTTGCAAAAATATTGTCCATAACTATTTGCCTTTTCTATTCGTAGATTTCTTGGTCTTGGGTTTACCACGCCACGCTGCACGGTTTATTGAACATCCACGGCTCGGCAATATCCTTTTCACGTTCTGGCGTATCTGAATTGTGCCTGTACCATTGCATGGGGTGACCGTACATGATGCGCTCGCTGACAGCAAGAATCTTGATGCTCTCGTCGAACAGGTGGTTGATGACAAACGACAGCCATGTCTGGTTGACTCTCTCCATGTGGCCGTCAGCTGCTGCGTAGCGCAATAGGTCGAACGTGATGTCGTTGATGAGCCTGTTGCATCTGTTGTTCCGTACGATTTCAAAGCATGCTTGAAACAGCCCTTTGTAGTTCATATCATAGCCGAGACGCTGCATCAGTTCCAGGCATCGTTTGGCCTGCTCTGCAGGATAGTCTCTCAGTTCCACCCAGGCTGCATATTCGTCCAGCATGGTGTTGCGTTGTGGGTGGATCATCAGGCAGCGGTCGTACTGGCCGCGCTCGAACTCATGCAAAAGCGGCATCAGCGATTCACGGATTTCGATGGCTCCGTCAAGTCGAACCACGACATCGTTCTTCGCATAGCGGAATGGGTGGTATCGAACTTCGTAGCATTTCTCAAAGGGTGTCATGCCTTCCAGCCGGTGGTCATATACGACCTCCCACGTATCGCTTTTCAGTGTCGGGTCGTCGGTCACCAGAACGTATTCGGCTCCAGGGTCTTTCACCAGCACCTCGTGCACCTTCTCGTAGCTGTTGAAGATATATGTCAGTACGGAGTATCTCATGTCCACAAATTTTTGTTCATATTAAGCCATTCCGTTGCCGAAATTCCTTTGTACTGCCAACTGCCACTCTGCTTGTGGATTATCAGCGGACGAATGTCGATGGCCTTGCCTCGCAGTCCGTTCATGTGGCTGCGTACATCTTCCAGCAGGCATGCTCCTGTGTCGTACCAGTTGCGTTTGTCGCGCTCTTCAGGCCATAGCTGCCACGAGCGTTCAGGATCAAAGTATCGTGCCCCGCACTTGATCAACATGGGCACGTTCATCCAGCACAGCAACGGCAGCAAGCGACCTGTGCCGTACAGGTTGCCGCGTTGCGGGTCCTGAATATGTCCGATGACACCTTCAGAGCGATTGAACATGAAGTCGATGCTTGCTTTCAGCAGTACGTCAGACTCCAGCAAAACGAATCCGTTGGGAATCAGTTCCCACAGCTTTTGAACGGTCATGATGTGCTTGGTGCTGCCCCAGTCGTTGCAGGCCGAATGGCGCGGGTTGCGGTCAGGGTACTTCGCCAGTTCTTTGGCGAAGTCGATAATCTGACCATTCGTGTTGTCAAGAATCGTCACGTTATCCATTTTTGCCGTGAATGGTCGCGACTCGTAGTGACGCTGTGGCAGTCCCTGCCCTGCTGGAAAGTCGATGGTAACGGAATTGTCGAACACTACTACCTGGTAGTTCTTGCCACCATGCTTGCGCACCGACTTGATAGCCGCTTCCGTCAGTTCGGGCGTGTTAAAGTTGATGATGGCCACCACCTTCACGTCCAATGGGAATACCAGCGGCTGCTGTGGTTCTACTTCACGATTCAAAACGGCAGGGTCGCCGTTTACTACTTTCATTTTCTTTGTTATCGGCCTCTTGGCCGTCGTTGTTTCCTTTTTTGCCATAGTTCCTAATGTTAGATATTACCTATTTTTGTCTCGCCAATGTCCGATGAACTTGGCGGTGTCACGATGTTCACCTGCTGGTTCGCCAACTCGGTTGCCGTGATCTGAATCTGGTTGTCCTGGTAGTCGTCGTTGAAGGATGTAATCTGATACCACTTCCCTTTGAACTTCAGCAGGCACCAGCGGTCGAGCTGCTTGATGAACCTGCAACGGAACATCACGGTATCGTAGGCATCCAGCGCACCCTCACGCATCGCCTTCACGCCCTTGTTGAATGTCTCTCCCATCCAGAACGTGCCAAGTATCTCATACTTCGGCTGTCCTGACTTGCCGAAGGTCGCGCTCTCGTCGGTAGCCCGTTTCGCCACCTGGACGCGGTATTTCATCATTCCTGTTGAATAACTCATGATTTTTTGCCTTTTCATAACTGAGAAAAGGCTGCTGTGGGTTTACTGCGTTTTTCGTGGAAGAAAAAAATGGGGAGCCGCTGCTCCCCATGAATTACAAACACGTGTAACCTAAAAACACGTAACTATGAAAACATAAACATTACTTTTTTAATAAGCCATCAATTACCTGATGTCGGTTTTTGCCGAAGTCAGGGAATACGAACGACACATGTACCCACTCAGAGCCGGTCTTTGGATTCTTTTCCCATATCAGCTGGTCAAAGGGCAAATGGTCACGGATATACTCGAACCATTTACGGCCTTTCTTGCGGTCGCCGTCTATGCAGAGGTCAGCGGCCTGACCTTTCATGTGCTGCGAGTTCTGTACGCCACCAACGGCCTTGTTCAGTTCCTTCGATCGGAAGCCGCTGCCAATCTTGATGGGTTCGTTCATGGCCTCGCGCAACGGCTCCAGGACGTAGACAGCGAGATACACCAGATTTATCATCTGCTGCACGCTCGGCTTGTTGTTGATGCTCTTCGCCTTGGCCGTTTTCGAGGCGTATAATTCTTCTATCGTGAAGTGCATGGTGACTGGTGTATTCATAACGTGTCCTCCTTACTCACAAATCAAATCGCCCACGGCAACTATCTGCCCAAGGGTCCATTCGTTACTCTCCGCCAACTTCATCAGACCGTCCTCGCTGATAGTCTCGAAGTCCAGCTCTACTTCCTTTTCTGCCGCTTCCTTCATAGCCTCGTTCACCAGCTTATTGTACTTCTTGAACTCCTGGCTGAAAGCATCATGCTCGGCTGTTGACATGATGTCGATGGTGGGTTTGCCGTCTTCCTTCAGCTGGTTGTACTTCTGCCAACGACGAAGACGCTCAGGGAAGTCCTCGGTTGGCTGCATCTTCTCGGCACAATCGCGCGACGTATCGCCAAACTCTTGCGCAACAGGTTTTAACTTGCGGGCTATCTTCCATACTCTAACTTTGATAGTGTCTGATAACTTGTCAAACTTAGCTGTCGAGAGGATGTTGTAAGCATTAAACACCTCTACTGTCTTTACACTCTTCTTCATAATTCTACTCTTTTAATTAAGTTTTAAATGTAATTTATATTTTCTGTTCAATCTCTCGCGTTCGCAATACTTTTTATAAACTGAAACGCATTGCCGCTGACGGTTCCAATAGGTATATACCCACCAGCTGTCATCTACCTGCTGAATGAGCGTCATTAGTTTTCTGTAGTCGGTGCGATTCTTCAGCATGCCGGTGTAACTATTGATACTACAGACGAAGGCATCAATATAGCGTTCCTTATCTTTGATTTTGTTGAGATCGGCGATGCGCTGAAGACCTCGCTCAAAAGTCTTGTTGTTAAGATGAAGGCGGTTTGGCCGGATATGACTACCCAGGAATTCCAGGCCGTGCGTACATGGTTGGTCGTAGAACTTACGGCTATTCAGCCGGATGCCTTTAGCCGCAAAACGTTCTCTGAGCTTAGGAATCAGCGATAGTGCATACTCATGCAGATGTTCTGGAACCGTCATCACGATATCATCGACAAAGCAGACGGTACGAATGCCGCATGTCTCGTTGAGCCATTTGATGTCATCGTTGATATATAACCCCATCGCCGTCTGCCACAACAATCTGCCTATGGATGCGCCAACGCCTTCAGGTTTGGTGAGTATGGATTTCTCAGGCTTAATGTACAACTTCCAGAAGAATGCCGGTGTACGGCGTTCGCAATGTGCTGCCGGGTTGGCATGGATTGCAACCATCACCTTCCATTTCATTTCGTCAACATCGACGCCCTGAAGTGTCAGCGGTTCGCTATATTTGTCGATGATATCCATCAGGCATCGTTCTGCATGGTTCCATAAGGCGTTCGGAAAGAATCCGCTGATGTCGTTCTTGATGACGCGTGCTGGTTTAGTGTAGCCTTCAGTCACCTCAAACATGTCTTCCATGACCTGATTAATGGCAGCTATCGAACCTTTGCCTTTGCGATTATTATAAGTCCTGTCGCTCAGTTCCTGTTCGATATATGGCATAAGCAGGTCGCAGACGTCATGATCAGTCAGTCTTCCTTCATAGCTGGTGGCCATAATTTCTCGCCAACATGGTAGAGAGGAAAGGAAGGTGTAGTTATGGTTCAACCTGAGACTCTTGTTTTGCAAAGCATCCATGTAACGAATCAGCAAGGTTGGCCAGTTGACCTCGAAGGCCATAGCATCCTTACCGTATCGCTTGTTCTTTCTGGTTTGAAAGTTCAGCATGAGAAGCCTGTCAAACAATTCTTCCTGTGTCATTGCATTATATCTGATTGGTAAGCAAATTCGCGACCGCCTGCACCGTTAACTCGTTAGTGACGTTGTTGTTGTTGAGTTCACCGTTGTTACCGTTGAAATTCCACGCGTTGTTCTGGTTGTAACGCTGGGCGAACCATCGGTTCGTGCTTGTCTGACTACATCTGGCGTTGGTATGAATGATACCTGTAGCCCCTTTTACTTCCATTTGTACTGACAGCAGCCTCTTTACACTTTCGCGCATGACCTACTACTGCGCCTGACGCAATGTTCGTAGCGAGTTTCGCCATTTCACTATACCTGCCTCTATTCTCTCCATTTTCCGCGCAAGGTCCAGCTTGGTTTTGTTCGTAAACAGTCCGGCTCCAGAATTCGTCTGCATCGTATTGGCTCGCTGTGTTAGCAATATCTCGAAACATGCTATCATCCTGCCGTAATCGCCAAACATCTGATGAATATTTTCCACTCGGACTTCAGGGCAGTTATATGCGATAGTGAAGTGATGAATCATATCGAATGCTGCACGCTTCATATCAATGGCTGCACCGTCTACCCGTTCTATCTTCGGCATTGTCTGTATGGCGGGAATCAATATCTTCAGCAGTTCCTTTGTATCTGCCAGGATGCTGTCTTTATCCTTATTAGCCTTTACGCTCATTTCTTTTCAGTATAACCACGCCGGACGGAGCCGGCGTGGAAGATTAAATATTAAGTAACATCTAAAAGCGCGACCGCCTGCACCGTCAACTCGTCAGTGACGCCGTTGAAGTAGAGGGCACCGTTGGCACCGTAGAAAATCCACGCGAGGCTCTGGTAGTAACGCTGGGCGAACCATCGGTTCGTGCTGTTGTTTGGTGCGGAGCCGCCACACTTGCTCATGGTTGCTGCAACATTAGCCAGAATGTCGCCACGCATCAGCTCGGCACCGTCCCATACGTTCGGCAAAAACCATTGACCTTCACCCAGACCGGCATAGTTATGATTGAGGTGCTTACAGTAGTGGAATGCCGGGTACTTATAGTCTGAGCCCGATTGCTGATCGCCATAGGTATTCTGTAGCGTCAGGCTGTCTGGTAGCGAAAAACAGCCCTCATGTTGTGGCAACATGACCATCATATTGTCTTTGATGTAGGCCTCGTATGACGAATACTTCCGGCGCAAGTCAGCGCAATACTGGCTGGTCAGGAAGGCGTTCTCGCTGATGATGTCATTGCCTGAGTACTGCACGGGTATGTTTGACGATGGCGTGCTGCCGTTCGGACCCCAATAAGCGACGCCGCGCTCGACATTCATGATACCACGATAATTCGTGGTGCCACCGTTCTTGCGTCGATACCAGTCGCTGGTAGCCATACCGTCGCTATAATAGTCGAGCGCATACTTCAGGTTGACAGCTGTCTTGTGCAGAATCTTCGCCGTTCCTTTGTTGACATTGAAGACTACGCCAACGAATTCGTAATCGGACGGGATTGTCACATTTCCTAATTCCGAATAGCGCAAGAACAAAATACGGTATGGACTAAGGACGGATACGAACACCGCATCGCCAACCATTACACCTCTTTCGAAAACTTTGATTGCTGACATAAGCCCTACTCTTCCGTTTTGTCCTTATCATCTTCGCCAATGATCTCAGGCTCCATCTCGTCGATAGCGGCCCAGACCGTCATAGAGTCTTCGCGCGACATTTCCGACATGCTGTAGTGAACCTTACCGTCGGCTCGCATAATGCCATTGAAGTTGCCGAAGTTAGTGCCAATGGTACCATCCTCGTTCTTGTGGAAGCAGGTAGCCTTAACGGTTTTCAGTTTGCCCTGCAAACCCTTCTCGTATTCACCCTGAGCAATCATTTTGTCGTTGCTGTACTCGAATGTCGTCTTAGACACGCTGTCCTTAATCACTAAATTTCCCATAATCGTAATTTTTAAAGAGTTAATAAATATGTTATGCTTCACCTTTCAATGCCTTTATATCCATTCTCAACAGGGCGTTTTCGCGCTCTAATTCCTCTATTCTTTTTTCGTGCGATGCAACGCGCTTTGCAACGCTGACAGCAGCAATCAAGGCTATCACGTCATACTGCATCGACAGGTAGCCCTCGCTGTCAGTCATCACAGCCTCCGGCAACGCCATCTGCCAATACTGGGCAATACTACCCACGCATTCACCACGGTTATCAAGCAATCCACGGTCCTTCCACATAAAGCGGATGGTGGGTGCGTTTGCAATCATTTCAAAACCTGGATCGACGTCGTACTCTATCACGTCCTTCTTCCTGATGTCCGAATTGTTCACGAAGCTGCTGGCGCGAGCCGTGCCGTCAATATCGAGTGAATAGCTTGTCGTAGGCGCAGTACCTATTCCTACTTGTTGGCGTATCATTGTCTGTCCATACACATCCAGCTTATACGACGGGCTGATAGTTCCTATTCCGACGTTTCCGCTTGACATAGCAAGATTGATGTCCGTGCTGCTGATGCTTACCTTTTCAGTATTGCCGATGAAGAATTTGACAGAATCGTATGCGCTGATACACAAAGATGAATCAGTACTATCCACAAGGATGGAATTGTCAATATCAAGAACTATACCTTGGTCGGCTGGGAATCGTATCGAACCAGTCATCGTACCACCTGACAACAGCAAATACTCCTCAGTAATGCCAAGGTCGCGCAAGGTGGTGGGCACATCAATCAATTCCTCCCAACGGTGCTGGTGACTGAAGTCGAGAACGGTTGCCGAAAAGTTAGGACCTGTCAGCGTCAAGTGACCCAATTCGTCACCAGTTACGCTATTGATGACAGCTGTCGAGCTGAGCATGTAGTCAGACGGGTTGAGGTTGCCGCTGTTCCAGATTGTATATCCACCTATAGTCGTATCGCTACTGATGTCAAGCACGGGACCGTCAGGTGTGTTAGATACCAACAGACTGGCTACTACGGAACCGTTGTAATAAAACCGCAAGCCGTTCTCCGTAATGTTCAGACTGTAGTCGTTATTGTTCGATATGGTTCCACCGCCATTCAATGCCAAGAAGTTCTGGCCTACCCACGTTTGCGTGGCATAGCTGCTAAGTGATCCAGCTGTAATGTAGGTATTGCTGTCAATACTACCGTCAGCCTTCAGGAACTGCGACGACGTACCGCCACTCTTTACGAATGATGGTGCGGTAATGGCCGTACTATCGATGCTTACCTTTTCAGTATTGCCGATGAAGAATTTGACAGAATCGTATGCGCTGATACACAAAGATGAATCAGTACTATCCACAAGGATGGAATTGTCAATATCAAGAACTATACCTTGGTCGGCT